GGCGGCGGATTTCTCCACCGCCCCTTAGCCATAGGGTATTCGTAACTATAACAACCCTAAGGTTTTATCAGGAAGCCTCGTTGGTAACCTGAACCTCGTAGTTGCGGCTTAGGTTGACATTCTTAGCGACTGTGATACCCTCACCGTCACCCATCATTACGATGTCATACCGCTCCTTCATCTTAAGTGAGCGAATGTCACGAGTTGGATCATCAAACTGATCTGTGCTCATGTCATCCTTCACCAGAAGTGTACCGACCTCATTGCGATCAATGAGGAAGAGGTCTGACTTAGCAGGTGTTGCACCGCTCTTAGCTGTGAAGCTAACGAATGGTGAAACAATTACATTCAGACCCATTGGAGCTGTAGTATTGAGTGCCCCTTCGGCTGACTGAGGACGATAACCCCAGCTGGTACCAACACCTGAAGCTGCGCCACCAGCATGGAAGATGGCGTCCTTCAAGAAGACAGACCACATCAAAGGATGTAAGATGAAGTCTGTTGGAACGTGGTTCTCAGCCATGAGAACAGCAGCCATGTCGATGATGTCATCCCAGGTAACTGTATCATTGGCAGCGCCATTGATATCGAGACCTGTTGTGCTATCATAGTTTGAATCATCATTATCAAAGACAACTGTAGCAGCGTCCTTAAAACGACTTAGAGCAATCTGCTCCTTTAGGCGAGCCATGGCACGACCTGCGGCGCGGACATGTAGACCAACAATGTCCCAAAGAGAGTCAGCTACGACTTCTTCAGTGAAGGCGAGCTTAACGCCCTTCTTTGAGACCTTGCCCTCTACCTGCTTTGCGAAGGCGAGTGCTTGCTCTGGATACTCTTGACCCTCAGGGATCTCTGCGGCTTGGATTGCGTTGACTGCTGGGAACTCCAATGAACGCCCCTTACCAAGGCGAACTGTGGAAAGAAGCGGAGTCACAAGAAGTTGTGGCTCAGCGGCTTCCCGCAGAGTGCGAGAAAGAACCTTGGGGAAAAGTGCAGATGCATCTGGTGATGCAAATGCTTCCTTAATGGTTACTCTATTCTCTTCATCAATGTGTCCGTCCTCAGTCAGTGCAGCCTCCCAAGCTGGGAGACCCGAGAGGAGCTCTTGGATTGTCTTACTCATCTTAGGATTATTCCTCCTGTGCTATTATTTATCAGAGTGTTAAATTGACACGGAATGCGCCAATAACATTGTGTACATCCAGGTTTGAACGGATGCCGAGCTTACCACTGTAGCTACCGCTACGAGTAAGTTCGTATACCGTCTTTAGTGCACCTGGATCAGATGGAAGCTGCATGTAGCTGAGGAGGCCATCGTCAAAGTTTGTAGCAAACTTCTCTACTTCGATAACCTTACCAACTTGCAACCATGGGTAATCAGAAGCATCACTTGCTGACAATGCTACTGGACGACCCATGTGGTCAGCCCGAATTAGGCTGCCGACTGTTACGCCAGCATTAAGCCCATCAACCATCGGGTACTCTACATAGCCGTGAGTAATGAACCCAGCACCTTGTGAGGTACCTTTGTCAAATGGCCTGTAAAGATCATACTGAGCAGCGCCGATGGGGATTGAGCGAGCAGCTACTGCTACTGTGTCTGTGGAACCAGTGGTGCTGCTTGGTGTAGCACCATCGAGTGGATCCCAACCGCTCATTGTATCTCCCCAAGTAACGCTTGAGCCAGAACCATTAGCTGGAACGACTCGTGCATCACCGTTGCTGTCAGCAACTACCGAAAGAATAGTACCCTTTGTGACGACGATTTCAAAACGATCATCCTCACTGTCATAGTACCATGTTGGAAGACCCTGGTCAGGAAGCAAGTAAGCGCTGGGGGCAACACCCTCAGAAACAACGAACCGACCTGATCCGGTCTTGCTATGTACCTTACGGAATTTAGCTAAACTCATTTTCTTTCTCCTTATTTAATCAGAGTTTACGTCTGCCCATTAAAGTGTCTACTAACACTTGTTCAAAAGAATCATTTGGATCAGATTCCTCAACTTCATCCTGATCTACCGTTAAAACATTTGCTTCTGCTGACAGAGCAACGTCGTTGACCGTAAATTCATTTGAAACTAAGAATTCAGATAGTCTTTTACTCCCCTTAACGGGTAAAGTAGCTAGATCTCTAAGGGTATCAGCCAAGGAAGATGCTGTTCTTGGAGCGTGCTCCTTGAGCATTTCATCTCTATCGGCTTGATCTGAAAGACCTAGGGCTATCTTAGTATCCACGACTCTCTCAACAAGTGTCATGTGTAGGGCACTCTTGAGCTTTGAGTTTTCATCCTTTAGAGATGAAACTTCCTTTTCAAGAAGGGCAACTTGAGCCGTTAGTTGCTCAACATCCTGCTCATCACTACTTTCGCTTGTGGTGAGATCGCTGTCCTGAACAACTTCTTCTTGAACTTCATCAGAATCTTCTTCTGATGACTCTTGTGGCTCTTCAGCATTTTCGGAATCTACTGTTTGTACATCCGCCTCTTCTGAATCGTCATTTGAGTTCTCTTCTGCTGCTACTTGCTCTTTATCATCAGTAGCCTCAATTGCTTCCTCTTCTTTTGATTCCTCAACCTCTTCGCTGCCTTCAGCGTCCTCTTCAGGATCTTGCTGTTCTGCAGCCTCTTCGGTCTCAGCGGAAGCTGTTTCTGCGCTATCCTCTTCCTCTTTAGGTCCGGATGCGGCAATGTTTGAAAGATCTTCGCTTAGCCCAGTGGCAACAGCTAGGATGTCTTCATCTTTAGTAACATCATCCATTGTCGAAATCTCCTCAGATTTATCTATTTCAGAATCTTCATTAGATAGTAATGATTCCGTTTCACTTATATCACTTTCGCTCTCATGAAGAGCCAAAGCTGTTAGGAATGCACCCTTAGTATGTAAGTAAGTTGTTTTGGAATCCTTCTTTTTCATACTTTTTAGGATTGATTCATTTTCTTCAATAGATACGATATCTTCATTATCCATATGAAGAACAAAAGCTGAGCTCTTAGCTATCCAGTCATCTGATGCAGCAACTGGGGCATCGCCGTCAGCAACTTTTGTTGAACGAACACCGGATTTTTGATCAGCTGGTTGGTTAACAAAAGAGTATTCTTTAAAAGAGATATCTTGCATATCTATGTATGCCAACTTACCCTTATAGACTTTGCCTCTTTTAAACTTTGGTAATTTTGGTCTGCCACTATCTGTTTCCTGGGCAAGATCTTCACCGCTGATGCTGCAGACTGCTTTTCCAGCCCGACCACCCACCGAACCGGTTAAGTATCTTTTATCTAAAACCTTTTGCGCTGCAACTGGATCAGTAATAGCAACCTGTAAACGAACAAAAGATGACCCATCAGATTCTTTATCCATGCGGGCAGCCATCACCCTACCTATGGGCTCTGTGCTCAAATCGTGATTTAGAATTATTGGCTTAGGATATGGTTCAACCCATGACTGTAAAGCCTTTTCAAGTTCTTCAGCTGAGTAGTTATTGTAATTAGCTGTTAAACCCTCGTGTATAGCAGCGACCTCAATAATTAGGCCGTGCTTAGAGTTGAAGCTTTCTGAGAATTCTGATTCTAATTTAGAAAAGTCTGGAAGTTCAACTGTAAAGTTTTCTATGAAGTCAAATGACATATGAATATCCTTTACTGATAAGCCATTGTGTTATATAGTAAATTTATTTTTCTAACATTGAACAAATTTATATAAATTTATACCAATTGATATACTTGTTTCCTAGTATCACCGTTTTTTATAAAATGTTGATACATTAACTCAGACATTATGTGTGGAGCATATATATATGAGGCACAAAATAGTTTAAACCCTTTTTCTTTACAGGTTTGAGACCAACCTACGTCTTCACCCTGTGTATGTATTGTGTAGTCAACATTTTTATATATAGGTTTAGACATCATTTTAGCCGCCATTATAACATCTGACTGAAAGTATGTCCCTATTGGATAATCGTTAAGGCGCATTGCTTTACCATCTACACCTTCAACCCAGGACATTACGCTAGGGTACTTATCTCCAACTGGAGTCATATACATAAGAGGATTAACAGCGTCTGCACCCTGCTTTATGTGTGCAATCAGTAACTCTAGAGTATTTGGATTCTCAATTAAAATATCTGAATCTAAACTAAAGTAATAATCCGGATCCTGCTCTCTAACGGTCTCTAATATTGAGTTCCTCAGACTGACCATATTGGCGTATTTGCTGATAGTCCACTGCCTTCCATTATCTACGTGCTGGAAGTGGGGCCTGTCATCTCTTTGCTTAATTGAAAAAAATGGAATTCTTTTCTCGTACTTTTTCCAAGTCTCTAGCTTAGTATTAGTTTCATCATCGTTTGGAGATGTCTCAAAAACAAAGCCTATATTAGATATATCTATAGATTGTTTATATATACATCTAATCCAATGATCTAATATCCAAGACCTTTTATAGATCGGGCACCCTATAACTAATTTCATATCAGTCTTCTATATCTGCTTTTTCCTCTTTTGGTGCAGTTTTTTGCGGTGCTTTTGCGGGTGCTTTAACCTCGTTTTTTACTGGTTCTTTTTCCGGTGATGGAGTGTCTTTGTTTTCTTCGGCGGAATTCTCAGAGGTCAAATACTCTATTATCGTAACCAATACCTCCATAGCAAAACGGGCCTGCCCATTATTTACGGCGTTGGTGAATGCCTTGACTGCGTCGTCAGTTCTCGCAAAAGATGATACTCTTTCATCTTCAATCTTAATATACACTACTGATTCTCACTTTCATCATTTACACTATACACAACAGTATACTCTTGTTCTAAAAGATTTTCAACCGCAGATAGTAGTGCTGCGTCTGTTCTCTTTATATCTGGAGAAGTTTTTCTACCTTGTTGATTTGCGGGTCTCATGGTATTTCCTGGACCTCTTCTTTTATTTGGTAGGTTCGACTGCCCCTTTGGAGCAGATGCCTGCTTATCTGAACTTGCTGACGTTTGCATTGCTTGCGCTGCTGACTGTATTTTTATTTGATTAGAAGCCTGAATAGCATGGAATAACTGCTCTTCATCAAACTCCATGTCTATACCAAGTTCATTTCTTGCCTCTGGCAGGGTTATTATTGAGTTTACAAACTTTTGTATAGTATGTGTTTCTTTTTTAACTTGAGTGTCAACATCAATTTCATTAAATTTGAAATAACACCTATCTGAAACCGAATCTTCGTATGGATTTGTTACCGGATCAAAACCACCCTCAAGAAGAATCTCATTGAATATAAATACTCTAACCATTTCAGAGAATATTTTTTGATACTGCTTTACCTTGTCATAAAGAGCTGTATCCAGTCTTTCGGTAACAGACCTGTTTCCGCCGTTCATCGACATCCCTAAGTGGTGAGGTGCAACCCCTAAACCTACTGCTACTCTTTCTTTAAAGTGCTCAAGATAGCTCGTAGCGTCTAGTGCTGCGTTATTGGCCCCAACAACATCAATATTGTGTCGATGAGGAATTATTAGACCACCCTCTGATCTCATATTTTCTATTTCGGCAGCTGCCCTCGTTATTTCTTCGGGTTCTGCGGGTTGTTCAGGGGTACCAATAGTATACTTGTATAGAGGAAATAGTTCTCTATGAACCAGATTCTGAATATCTTCCTCTATTTGCCTAAGAGCTATTACGTCATCTAGAACATTTGACAAGAAAGGAGTACCAAACGCTCTACCAGTTTTTTTGTCAAAGTGCATGTGTATCACTCTGTCGGATGACCAAACTGGATCCCTATCAGTTGGCGAATAGGTTAATGGATCAGTCTCTTGCTGATAAGCCTTTGGCCTATTATGCCTATCTCTAAGTATTCTAACCTGTTCTGTGGGAACGAGATAGTATCCAACAATAGTTTGGGTAGCATTAACTGGCTCTAATTTTGTTGGAAAATACTCAGAGATATCACCTCTGGCCTTCACAATAAACACGTTAGCAAACTTCATGAGCTGATCTGAAACCTCAATCAAAAAATCAAGAAATGGACGTTTCATTGCCATTTCCATATAATCAATTCTTTGATAGAGATACTGAACAGCTTCCGGATTTTCACCGACTATGTGCCAGCCCTCTTTCCAGAAGAGTTCTTTATACTTTGCTATAGCTTGCTTAACATAAGAGTCTGTGTCTACAGCCTGTATAATCCTATTAAAATCATAGGGTGCTGGCTCAAAGTTTGTACGACTATTATAGAGTAATGCCGTACCCTGGTAACCCAGGGCTAACGCAGACACCTTCATTATCTTATTTATAGATTTTATTTCGTCAGTATTCAATGCCTTTGCTACAACATTGTTTTTAGACAAATTATCTACTTGCCTGAAGGGCAAAAAATCCAAAATGGCCATATTATACTCCTGCTAAACCTATTAAAAATAGTAGCATGAATGTGTTTTTTTTATAAGGAAGCTATTATGACTCTGAGACGTTTTGCTCAAACGTATTTTTGTAGATTAAATTTTTAACTGCGTCTAGCCAAAAAACTGTTTCTGGCTCAGAAAAATCACTTCTGTATTGAAGATTTTTGTTAGAAATTTTAATTTCAATACTAAACTCTTTAGTCTCTTCCTCGTTTGTGTTATCCTCTATATCTGCCATTAACATACCTCACTTGAAATCGTCTTTTTGTACCTTATTTTTATCTTCTTGCTTGCTAGTCGTAGCCAAAGCCGACAACTCATCCACCTTTAAAAGTAGCTGCTTTATGGTTGCGTCTTTTATGACGGATTCTGTTGTAAGCTGAGCTATTTTTTCATTAAATGTCTGAACTAAAACATTAATATCTAAGTTGTCCATGGGACTCCTAACACTCAAATAAGATTCGATGAATAATATCACAAACCTTCTAGTTGTGCAACTCTGGATCTAAGATCCTGTATTTCTGCAACACAGAGCGCAATCATATCTGGCCACTTCCAACCACTCGGATTAAACTCATTATCATAGGTTGCCAGGTACCCGTTACCAACACCAGCGACCTCTTCTGCTATAAAGCCATGTTGCTTATCTAGCTCTCTGAACGATTTTTCTTCAGGTGTTTCGGGTACACCTTCTTTTGCTACGGCATTAAACTGAACCGGCCTAAGCGAGTCGATGACTGAACCTGAACCTTCTATATCAATAATATTTTCCTTAAGTTTCTCACTAGATCCATAGGCGTGGAGTGTGCCAAATACGCTCTGCAATACGAATTTAAAACCACTTGAACTTGAGGTAACTGGTATATTAGCTATTACTCCACCAACTCCACTTGAAGCAATGCCAGCTACGGTTATTATGCCTGATACAGCTAGGGCTGCGCCCACGTTTATGTCATCAGTGTACTTGTATAATCCAGTGAGTGTATCACTAGAAAAAGTAAATACTGGTTCAGCTTCTGAACCATCTTCGTTTGATAGATATCTTTTACCACCATAATAACCATTAAGACTGAATATTCCATCAGCAGAAGCGCTTGCTTTAGACAGAGTTGCAAAAGTGCTATTCCATCCGTACCACTCATATTCTGGCTGATAAGAAGCTGAGCCAACGACATACTTTGCACCTCCTGTTTGGCTCAAACAGCTGATCTCTATGCCACTAATGGAAGATTGTATTTTTCCAAATTGAGATGTGTTTCCTTCAAACTTTATAGTTGCGTCATCTCCACTTCTATTATATAGGAGTATGTCATTTTCAGATAAAACCACACCACTTTCAGTGCTAGAAGTGTCCACACCATCAACCGTTCTAATAACAGCACCAACTATTTCTAGGTTTGATGACGCACCACTTGCAACTCCATTTATCACTAAGTTTGAACCATTCCACACAAATCTATCTTTTAAGGAAAATCTTCCTGACGCATCTAACCAGAATCCTGTATTTGCGTTATTGTAGCTTCCCGTTCCGGCGTAAATAGCTGTGGTTAAGGAAGAGGATGTTGATTTTAATGTTATCTTATTAGTTGCATCTCCGACCGTAACGGTTCCAGAAAAAGCTCCATCAACACCACTTAAAGTTCCAGTAAATGTTCCATCAACACCACTTAAGCTTCCGGAAAAAGTTCCATCTACTGCATCCAGTGTTCCTTTAATGTTAAGGGTTTCCTCGGAGGAGTCCCAGAATAGGTACTTTAACTCATCGCCAACTCTAAAGTCTCCGTTATTATTTTTATTCCAATAATTATAGTCGCCGTTTCCAACTGTAATGCTGCCTGCGTTTAAATCACCTCTAATGTATTGGGAGTCAAACTCAGCGGTTCCATCCCCTTTAATTTGCCAACCAACTGAACCGGCAACAAAGTTTGATGACTGTATTATGGAATTAGTTCCATTAAGGTTAATTGTGTGTGCACCTATTGTTCCTGCTGTTATCTTGCTTGCAGTTAATTGGACTATATATTCTTCATCTATAAGTGGTGTATCTTGATCCGTTTGAATCAATTCTGTCCAAGAACCAAGATTCCCACTAGTATCAACCGCCCTTACCCTACCCCAATAGCTTATAGCTATTTCATCAGTACTATTTTCAACTGCTATAGAAAATACGTTTCCAGCTTCTCTACCAGAGCTTATTAGTGTTCCCGTAGGATTGTTTAATTCATCTATATCACTAGAAGAATAAAGTTCATACAAATAGTGTGATATATCAAAATCTTCAACAAAATCAAAAACAAACATGACATTTTGAAAAGAGGCGTATATTGCCAAGTTGTTTATATCTGATGGAATTGTATCGTCACTAGGAACAATAAATCTTATAGAATCTGTTGCTTCAGAATAAGTGTTTAAATCCCTATTTTTTGCCTTAACCTTAACAATATACTCTTTGCCGGGTCTAAGGTCTTGCACTGTTCTAATTAAATCAGCCATTACATGACCTCCATCCAATATCTTATCTTCATGTCTCTCTCTGAAACAGACTGATAGGTATTGTTTACAATTGTGTCTCCAGAACTTGAACCAATAACTGCTGATACCGCTGAACTGGCACCTATTTGTATAGTCGACACGTCGTCTCTTAGTATTTCTTTTTCTATATATCCGTAAAAATTATACACAAAAGAATAGCCATTTATTCTTACATAGTTATTTGCGGACTTGCTGTTGCCTTCATTTAAAACCGTTAAAGTTACCCTGTAGTCTATTTGGCTTAAATCCTGAACAATAAACTTAGATAAAGTTGGCTCGTTATCTATTGAATAAGAATCGATTATATATTTTTTCCTAGCTAAACTTACTTGATAATTTCTATCTAGTGGTTCAAACTCTAAAAGAAATCTTCCCCCATCAGATGACTTAAAATATTCCAACTCAAAATACGGACCGCTTAATATAATATACGCTTTTGAGTTTGCTACATTGGTTACTCCTTTATTCCAATTTAAATTTGAGTTTATAAAAGAAATATTATAATACGAACTCGATGACAACGATACCCTATAAAGAAAATCAGAAACTTCATCTGCAGCGGAGTATGTTATTGAATTCTGCTGAGTAGTTAAGTAATACTTAGTTAATCCATTGACTTCTGTTTTTTGCAAAAATCTGATACCAGGTGCCATGTAATATATAGAATAATTTTTATTTGTAGCTATATTTGATTGATGATCTTCGGCGGTTTGGAAATAAATTCTATTATTAATAATTACTGTTTTTACTGGAGTATAATCGTCGGCGTTTTTGGGATCTTCGTATACTACAATATAAGAATCCTCATCATCTATATATTGAAGATCGCTAGATAATTTTTTATTTATATTTAAACCAGTAATATCCACAAACAGCCACGTACCCTTTTGTAGGGTGTCTTTAGGTGTAAATTTTTTAATAAACCTTTTAACTGGAGGTGTTGAATAATTTACTGAGGATATGTCTTTATAGTATTTAAACCAAGTCATTTTAAACCTCGACAAAAGTTATTTCGAATTCATGATTTTCCAGCAATGAATCATCTACACTAATATTGAGAACTACATCACAAACAGGAATACCGCCATCGATTATCTCTGGAACAAATTCTATTATAGAAACATCTATTTCTTTATTTGATATTCCAGAGTTTATTGAAGATCCATCTGAATTTCTTGTAGAAGTATAGTCTATGTCTGTAGCCTTAATCTTTACCGATCCATCAGAACCAGTGTGAGCGTGATCGCTAACGTCAACATTGTCTATAGTAACGCCTGGGCCAACAGTAATATTTCCTGTAATAGAATCTCCATCCTTAAGAAGATACTGGGGATGGTCGTTGTTTAATAATCCATCCAATCTTGAATGATCAGAGGAATAGTTTTGCCTGGATATATTATCCA